TGGTTGGAATAACGCAGGAGTGGGATCTTTAACGAGTTCGGTATGGTATACATTAGGGACATCATAAGGTTTAAGAACAACAATCTGTCCTGTCCTTTTCTCTCGCTCTTTAAATGTAACGATAGGATCGTCCTTCTTGAATGTAATCATTGGAATCTGTTTAAGATCGGATTGTTTTTTTATCGACTTAACTGCTTTCTTACAGGCATATGCCAATTCCCTTTGTTTCTGGGTGAAGGTAATCTCATGAAGATAACCATCCTTAGCTCGATAATTAAAACCGAGACCGAGACAAGCGGGGGAAGCAAAGAGATTGAAGTAACCGTTTCTGGTTATTCTCTTAATAATGTCGAGATTGTAGTGCATGAATCTTCTATGTGATCTCTTAGGATTACATGAAGAATTCACGGAGAGTTCGTAAAAATCCGATAATGGCATATCTGTTTGTGTGGATGGACGCACACCAACTGCTCCCGAATTGGGGCCTCGAAGAAGACCGACATTGAGATAGAATTTCTCAACAAATTCAACGGTGTTCTTACGACGACGGACTTCAAAAAATTGAGAGTTTATCGTCACACTATCAGTGGATACATAGTTCTTCCCTTGAGAAGGACTAAATCCATAGACTTTGATAGTATCGAGCCAGATACGATAATGTTCTGGGTTGGTTTTAAATGCAATATCATCACCATTAATTAATACTGGTATCTCATCCAGATTCTCCACAAGAATCGACATGATGTCGGTGTGAAGATCTTGATTGATAAGGCCAGAACAGGCGATGCGATTGATATAGATAGCCATAGATTCCAAGTAACAAGATAAGTTCGCAAGACACAGCACCGGAAAGGATAGAACGGAACCCATAAGTTGACCATTCCTCATGGGCACTCTTATAGGAGAGTCCATAATTGGATTAAATTCAACTTCATGTTTTCCATCCTTGGATTTCCAGGTCCGGTACTGAAAGTCATGAAAATCTTCACCCTTTTTTACTAATTCATTAATATGGTACAATAGATCCTTAATGGGATAGAGTGGATTCTTGTCATCAAGTGTCTGACCATTGGAAATTTCTTCCAAGGTCTTATCGATGATCTTCTTGAAGATCTTCGGATATTCGACATTCAAATTAAAGAGATTTGCATCCCAGTAAGGCTGTGCCATTACCTCTATTCTATCGGGGTTTGAACCCAGGAAATTTCTCTTAAATGAGCTGAAGATTCTTTCGGAAACGTGGACTGACAAATTATCAGTCGCGGCCGTATAATCTCCAGAAACATAGAAGGGGAAAAGTTCCTTAAAGATTCCAGGGGAAAAGTATGATTCGACATTGCCAAGATATAGGCCACGAATCCGTCTCATCTTTTTAATCACGGAAGTGACATAGGTTTCAACCCCTTCGATCTGATACAGGTGATCAGATCTGAGCGGGGTACCAATGAGCTCGAATGGTTTTAATACTTTGAGTTGTTCCCATAGGATAGTTTGAATAGGGGCAGAGAAGAAGTTAGAAATAGCGGATCCTTTTGTAATAGTTCGAACCTTTAAGGGTTCCGAAATACCAGCGACCATCACGGTCTTTTCAATAGGACGATATTGATTTAAGTAAAGAAGAATGTCAAATGGAACAATGGAGGAGTAGTTATAAATGGAGTTCCCCATTTCATCAATTTGATGAAAGGAGGACATCACATCTAAGACCTCTTCTACCAAAGTAATATTCTTCTTATCGTCCTCGACCTTGAAC